GCGCGCAAGGGGAAAGCACGGTTGCCGATCCATATGCTGTACGGGCCGGCGATCCCGGTCGAGATGGTGCGCGAGCATTCCGAGTCGGTGATGACGTTTTTCAGCGTTGTGCCGCCGGTGCTCGCCAAACGGCTTGAACATGAATTAGGGCGGCTGATCGGCGCGCAAACGCCGGAACCGCCGGCGCCGTCCGAATAGGCGCGCGGCTAAGGGAGAGGGTATGGCAGCAGAAACCGCCGTCGATTTGTCGGGGCCGATCCAGGGACACGGCAAATCCTATAACCAAGTCGTCGTGCGCGAGCCGACCGCCAGGGATTTCATCGAGCTGGGGCAGCCGGAATACGTGATATTCGGGCCGAATAATCAGGCGACGCAGCATGAGGATAACGGAATCATCGAGCAATATCTGCGCCGCTGCATTCGCGAGCCGAACGCCGATATCGTGTTCGCACAGATTAATCTGCGCGACGCGATCGCGCTACGGACGGCGCTATTAGGTTTTTTTATCGCCGCACGCGCGGGCGCAATGGTCGATGGTTCCAAGCCGAACGGAATATCGGAAACTGCGCCGAAGCATTAGTCTTAATGCTGCGCATAATCGATCCGCGCGCGTGCGGTGATCTCTCATTTACCGAGCTGGAATATTGGGTCGATCGTGCGGTCGATGCCGGGATGCTGCGCAGAGGATAGCTGAATGACCACTGTCCTTAAAGCGGAAGCCCGTATCAGCGCGACCGACGATACTGGCGATACCTTTGCGCGCATCGGCGCCAAGATTAGGGCGCTGGAATCGACGGCCAAAGGGGTATCGAAAGAATTTGCGGAGTTTTCCAAGTCGGCCGCCGGGGTGAGTTTGCCGGGCGGCCGGGCCGGCACAATGCCGACGCTGCCGGGCGGTCGCCGGCGCGGCGGCGAGGAATCCGGCTACGGCGGCGGCAGCGCCGTTATGGCCACGCTGGCAGGCCTGGTGACCTTCAACGTCGCGACCGCAGTGATGCACATCGCCGAAACCACGATCAAGGCCGCCGCCGACGTGGAACATGAAAGGGAAATGTGGAAACTCGCCTCGGGTAAGCCGCAGGAATTCGAGGCGATGCAAAAGATTGCGCGGGAGTTGGGCGACCGTTATGGGCAAACGACGGCGGAAGTCCTGAAAACCCTGCGCGAATTGTACGCCATATTCGGCGATGTCGAGCACGCCAAGGAAGCGGCCGAGCCGTTAATCCAGGCGGAAACCACGGCGATTGCGCATGAACCAAGCAAAACAGAGGAAGTCAAAGAGGAATTTGCGCGGCTTGTCAAAGGTTTGGAAACGACAAATCAGGCCAAAAGTATGGAAACCTTCAAATATGCGCTTGAGCAAACCACGAAGGCAATGAATAACCTCGGATCGACGATGAAACCCGAGGCCGTGTTCCAGATGTACCAGAAAGGGCGCCTGGCGTCGCAGGCGTGGGATTCGTCGTTTCGGTTCGGCGTCGCGCCATTGCTGGCGCAGGAAATGGGCGGCCCGAACGCCGGCACCGCGCTGCAGGCGTTCTACTCGCAGTTTGGTTCCGGTGTGATGAGTCACCGTGCGGCGCTGTTGATGCAAAGCCTCGGCCTGGCCAAGACCGATAAAATGGCGATCATACCAGGCACAAAAGAGGTGCAGGGTGTCGAGGTACTCGGCGCGAAACTGGCCGAGAAAAACCCGATGGAATGGTTGCACAATATATTGCTGCCAGTATTGCAGGATCATGGAATAAAGCGGGAATCCGATTTGCGTCACATTCTTGGTAAGATTGCGTCAAGGCCGACCGGCGGTCAGGCAATGTCGATCATGCTGACGCAGCGCAAGCGCCTGATGAAAGACATGGCCAATATTAAGGAGGCCGCAGGCCTGGAAGGCGCCGAAGAAATCATGGCGCTCGATCCGTACATGGCACAGCGCCGGCGCGAGGCACGGGTAAAGAACGCCGCGGCGCCTCTTGCGAAAGACACGGTGACGGAGGGCGGCGCTTATTTGGATAGTGTCGTCAATGCGCTGACCGGCGGCCTCGATGCCTTTCGCAATGCCGCCGATCCGAAATCGGAAACGAACAAGGCGATCGAGCTGTGGTGGAAAACCTGGCGGCCGGCGCCGCTGCCGCCCGACGACAAGCGCACCGTCGATGAGCGCAACCGGGATATCGACCGGAAGCGGAAAGAGGATGTGCAGCGGTGGGAGGCGCGGCAGAAACTGCTGCCGTGGCCGACCGAACCGCAGGCGCCGGCGACCGGTGAGATCAATCGTATCCGGCAGCAGCAATGGCCGCAGTTCCAGCGCCGGGAGGTGGCGCCGCGCGCCGAGGCCGCTGCCGCAGCGATCTCGGGTCGGGCCGAGATGGATATTAAGGTCACCGTCGTGCCGACCGATGCATTCACCGCGATGATCGACGCGCGAATTGACAGCAAGATTCGCAATCTGGATTTCAGCGGCGGCCCGGCGATCGGGACGATGGGGCAGACCGGGCACTCCATGCCAGAGGTCGGCAGGGAGCGGCAGTGAGCTTCCTTCCTTCAATGAGGCCGAGGCGTTTGACGGCCTCGGAAACCCGGTCTGCGGCTAGCTTTTTACCAGCATTGTAGGATGGGACGCAATGGCCGCACCGAAATGGAGCGAACGCTTATGGCCGGCGAGTTACGGCGGCGTGCAATTTCAGTTTGAAAGCGATTCCGAGACCGGCGGGCGCGATATTATCGTGCATGAAATTCCACATCGCGACACGCCGGTAAACGAGGACCTCGGGCAGCTCCCGCGCTACTTTAGCGGTTCGGCGTATCTCGCCAGCGACCAGGTGGATTCCGAGGCGGTTAGTTTTACGGAAACGCTGTGCAAGCCGGGGCCCGGTCAGCTGGTCGTCCCGATCCGCGGGCCGGTCAAAGTGCGGTGCATGTCGGTCGAGCGTCAGGCGTTTCGCGACCGCGCCGGTCTGGTCGCGTTCTCGATCAAGTTCGTGCGCGAGGGCGACCAGGCGCCGCCGGCGTCGGTCTCGCAGATGCGGCAGCAGGTGTACGACTCTGCCGACGCGGTGGCGAGTGCGGCGTCGACTCAATTCGGTAAGTCGCTGCTGACAGCCGGCCAAGCCAATTACGTCGTCGCGGCGTCGGTCAGCGTGGTGCAGACGGCCGCCGCGACGCTCGATGTGCTGCGCACGACGAATGCCGTCGATCCGATCGTCAGCGCCAAATCGACATTGGCCATCAAGCAGCTGATCGCATCGGCGCCGCAGACGATCACATCCGACGATGCGCTGGTCGATCCTGATGCGTTAACGGTCTTGGCCATGAATACCCCGAAAACGACCGGCACGTTCGCCGATCCGAAGGCGCAGACCGGGGCGACGCTGATTGCGATCGCGCGGCAGCTGGCGGACGGCATGGCGGCGTCTGCCGCGGCCGGCGCGATGCTGCAGGTGCAGCTCGGATTCCTGCCGCTGACGGCGGCGCCGTCCTATCTGTCACCAGGCGCCGCGACGGCCGCCGAGAATGCCACGGTAACGACCGATCTGGCGCGCCTCGCCGCGCTGGTCGCGTGGGCCGACTCAATCGTGCGCATCCCGTTTACGTCGCGCCAGGATGCGCTGCAGATGCGCGGCTATGTGTGCGACCGGTTCGATGCGGAATTGCGCTCGGCGAGCGAGTATGGCGCGGAGGGCGCGGCGTTAAGTGCGGCGGTGCAGAATCTGCGCGCCGCGATCCTGGCCTATATGCAGCGGCTGATCATCAATCTGGCGCCGGTCGTGACGGTCGAGGCAAACGACACCATACCGGCGCTGGTGATGGCCTGGCGCTTGTATGCCGATGTCACGCGCGAAGCGGATTTGGTGTTGCGCAATGGCATCCCGAATCCGATGCAGATGCCGCTGTCGTTTCAGGCGCTGTCGCCGTCCTATCCCGCACCGGCGCCGCTGCCGAAAGCGTGGCCGGTGCCATGAAAGATTCGATCGATGAGATGGTGACGGTCAGCGCCGGGAGCGGCGAGATATCGTCATTCACATCAGTCGAGATCACCGCCGGCTTTAATGAGGCGGCGCGGTCGTTTCGGTTATCCGTCGCCGCCGAGGAAGGGCCCGCGGCGACGGCGCGCAAGCTGGTCTGCGGCACCGCCGTTACGATCACGGCTAACGGCGATCTGCTGGTGACCGGCTATGTCGATCGGTATCAACCGCAGCTGCGCCGCGCCGAGGCGATCATCCATGTCTCGGGCCGGGGTAAAGGGCAGGATTTCGTCGATTGCAGCGCCGATATCGACGGCGGCCGGTTTGAAAACCAAACCCTGCTGCAGATGGCAACGCAGCTCGACAAGTTCGGCGTCGGGGTGCACTCGACGACGCAATTGGAACCGATTCCGTTTTACCAGATCACGCCAGGCGAGACCGTGTTCCGATTGCTGGAACGCCTGGCGCGCTCGCAGGGAGTGACGTTAACCGGCAAGCCGGATGGATCGATCGAGATCGCCGGATCGAGCAGCGGCAGCAATGGCGCGCTGATCGAGGGGCAAAATATTCTTGAAATTTCCGTCGATCACAATTGGGCAAACCGGCATTCGAAAATCACGGTGCGCGGCCAGTCGCCGATCGGAACCGGCGAGGAAAACCAAGAGATCGAGGATGACGAGGATGATGTCGCGGTCGATCGATTTCGCCCGCTGATTCTGCTGCAAGACGACGCCACGGATAAAAAGCGCGCCAAGCGACGCGCCGGCTATCGGCGCAATCGCGAGGCCGGCCGATCGCTGCAGGCGCAGGTCAGGGTGCCGGGCTGGCATGATGACGGCGGTCAGCTGTGGTCGCCCGGCGCGCTGGTCTGGTGTGAGTCGCCGTTCGCCGCGCTCGCACAAAACATGCTGATCGAGCGGGTCGTATTTTCGCAAGCGCGCAAGCACGGATCGACCGCGACGCTCGATCTGGTCGATCCGCAGGCCTACGGGGCCGAGGGCCGCAAGAGTAACG